GAAAGGACATTGGGATTATTGACGGGCTGATGATAACGGACAATCCTGATCTTTATGAGAGTGATTTAGGGGTGTTAAGGGGACTTGGGCTGACAAAGACGCAGATAGGGGAGTATTTTGATCTGCTTCTTTATGAGGACAAGGCCAAAGACAAGCCGGTTAGCGATAAAGGTCACGCTGCGGAACAGTATTTAGAGAAGAATGTTGAAGAAAACAAGCATGTTGACATCGCCAAACTGAAGATTTTGAAGTTTATCAAGGACATTGACCCATCTGATGTGTTTGCGCGGGTTTTCGGTAGGTTCCGGGCGCTGGTGGGCAGGGTAATCAAGGAGTTTGACGAGAACATTCACAAGGTTAAGCCGTTTGACGTTCCTACAAATTGGCCGGTAGTGGTTATGATCGACTTTCATTTGTCAACCCCGCAGGCGATTTCTTATTGGACGGTAAACAGGCAGGATGTGAACTACCTGATAGCGGAAACGTGGGCTAATTTATCAGCAAACGAGATTGCCGACGACATTATCAGGAAGATGAAGTTTCACGGGTGGGACATTAAGGATGTTTACATTGATCCGCTTTCCAAGGGTGATACGGCGTACATGAGAAACGCTCTTGGGGCTGACATTAAGGATACATTCTCGATACTTGAGTCTCGTTTGGGCGAACACGACATTACTTTGCACGTTGCGACAAAGGACAAGGACGCAGGTATCAAGAATATTGAGGAATGGATGAGGGGGCCAAACGGTATGCCTACCTGTTACTTGTTTGATACTTGTGATAGGCATTTTTATGAGATTGCGCGGTGGGTGTACGACGATGACGGCAAACCGTCAAAGGACGGAAGCGATCATTTCATGGAAAACTGGTATCGGTACACATTAACCGGGACGAAGTTTGAGGATTATCAGATACAACCGTTGCATTATGGTCAATCTGTAGCAGCAGGAAGCTGGATGGGAGCCTAATGAGAGACGACGAGTTCATCAAAGAGGTAAAGGACAACTACAAAGAGGCTTGCACCGGTTGGCAGGATGTTTACGAAGAGGCTTCTGACGACATAAAGTTTGTCTATGATGTTGACGGGGGGCAATGGCCCGAGGATGTAAGGACGGCTAGGGTAGCAGACAAACGCCCCGTAATAACGTCGAATAAGCTACAAAAGATACTCCGCAGGATTCGCGGGGATGGCATGATGAACCGTCCTTCTCTGAAGGTTATCCCGGTTGATAGTGCCGCTGATGTTAATATGGCGCAATTATACAGCGGAATACTAAGAGAAATTGAATACTTATCTTCTGCTGATATTGTTTACGACACGGCTTATAACCATGCGATTTCGTCCTCAATAGGATTTTGGCGGATTATAACCGAGTACACAGACGAGAACTCATTTGAACAGAACATAAAGATAAAGCGGATTATAAACCCGTTGTCTGTACGGTTTGACCCAAACGCCCAGGAGTTTAATTTTGAGGATGCAAGATACTGTTTTGTTGAGGAATTAATAAAGAAGTCCAAGTTTAAGAAAGACTATCCTGGGGCGGAGATAAGCGATTTTGACAGTAGTAACGCCGCCTTGTTTGGTGATTGGGTTGACGGTGATTCTGTTCGGATAGCCGAGTATTTTTACAAGGACTCTATAACCCAGAAACTTGTTCAACTTACCGATGGGCAGATAGTTCCGATTCAGGGAAAGATAACGATTCAAGCCCTGAAGGAGTTGGGGGCCGAGATTGCCAGGGAGCGCACCGCCACTATTGATGTAATAAAATGGTGCAAGACCAACGGTTACGAGAAGCTGGAAGAATCCATCTGGCCCGGAAATGGTATCCCTGTAATTCCGATGTTGGGTGATGAGGTCGTGGTTGAGGGGAAAAGATACTATATCTCGCTTGCAAGGGGGGCTAAGGGTCCGCAGCAGATGTATAACTATTGGGCGACAGCAGCGACGGAAACCGTTGCGTTGGCTCCTAAAATGCCGTTCATTGTAGACCATCGACAGATTAAGGGGTTCGAGAGGGAGTGGGACGAAGCCAATCTTCACAATAGAATGTATATTCGCTACAAAGCTATTTCCGGGATGCAGAAGCCATCAAGAGAGAATCAGGCACAGGTTCCCACAGCGATTATGAACATGATGCAATCCACGGCTTATGACATTGAAGACCATCTGGGTCAGTACGAGTCTTCAAAGGGTGAGGCTTCAAACGAGCGAAGCCGAGTGGCTATCATGGCAAGGGTGCAGCAGAGCGACAAGGGAACGTATTTGTTTGTAAACAACCGAACTCGATCCATGATTTGCGGCGGACGACAGATAATTGATTTAATTCCAAAGATTTACGACACACAGAGAGCGTTGCAGATTCTTGGGGATGATGGGTCTAACGAGATGGTGGAGGTAAACAAACCTACCCTTGCGGAAGACGGCATTACCCCGATTAAAGAGAACGACCTTACGGTTGGCAAGTACGATCTGATTGCTTCAGTGGGGGCGTCTTACAGTTCCATGAGACAGGAAATGACCGAGACAATGACTCAAGCCATGCAGTATGCTCCTGACCTTGCGCCGGTGATTGCTCCGTTGATATTCAAGTATTCTGACGCACCGGGGGCGCAGGAGATTTCGGCAGAGCTAACCAAGGCTGTCCAGCAGATGCAGCAACAAGCACAGGCACAACCGCAATGACAGAAGGAGAATCTAAACAGCTACTATTCATAATTGAATCGCTACCCTATGGACAGATTACCATTAAGAAGGAGAGCGGTAAGATTGTTCACATAATAGTAGCTGAAAGTATAAAATTGGATAATGTCGCTGAAAAGCGCAACCATTAATCGCCCACGGGCGCAAGGAGAAGCATCATGGTAGATCCGACAATAGTCGCTGACCCAGTAGAACCGATTGAACCTGTTGAACCGACCGAGCCGACTGAACCAGTAGAGCCAGTCGAGCCAACAGAACCCGTAGAACCTACGGACCCGACGGAACCCGTCGCACCACCGCCGAAGAAACAAACGGCGCAGGAAAGAATAAACGAACTCACACGGATTCGCCGGGAAAAGGAACGTGAGGCTGAATATTGGAAGAAGGTGGCACTTGAAAAGAAAGAAGCGCCCCCCGAACCGAAAGCCGAAACATCTCTTCCAGGCAGGCCAAAGCTCGAACAGTTTGAAACATCAGAGCAATATGAGGACGCCCTGTTTGAGTGGAGAGACAATGTAAGGGAAATTAAATCAACAGTACAAAGGCAGGAGAGAGAGTATGAGTCCGCCCTCAAAGAGTTCAATGAACGTGCCCAGAAATTACGCATTCAGCATGAGGACTTTGATGAGGTTATTGAGTCACCAGTTTTTTCACCGGCTATGCGGGAAGCAGTTCTTCTTAGCGAAAACGGCCCGCAGGTTGCGTACCATTTGGGAAAGTCGGAAAACTGGGCGTTAGCGGAAAGGATTCGTAATCTATCACCTGCAAGACAATTATATGAAATGGGAAAGGTTGAGACGCAGCTACTTGTTGCTACTCAGAAAAAGACAGTAACGTCAGCCCCCGCACCTATAAAGCCTGTTGGAATTACCGGAACGGGTGGGGAGAAAGACCCGTCCAAGATGACAACGGAAGAATGGATGGCGTGGGATAATAAAAGAAGGATTGCTAAGATTGACCAGCAATTTGGAGGGAAAACATAATGGCTAACACAATTAAAACCTTAAGTGATGGTGACATCACTCGTAAAGCACTCAGCATACTTCACAATGAACTGGTATTTACCAAGACGATTAACAGACAGTACGACGACAGGTTTGCGCGGTCAGGTGCCAAGAATGGCGGCTCCTTGCTCATTCGTGAACCGAACCAGTTTTCGGTACGGACCGGGGCCGTAATGGATACCCAGGACGTAACGGAATCGACACAGACCCTTACGTTGGCCACCCAGATGGGTGTGGACATCAACTACAGTTCTGTGGAACTCACCCTGTCCTTGGACGACTTTGCGGACAGGATTTTGAAACCGGCAATGGCGCGGTTGGCGGCGGAAGTTGATAAGACCGTAATCAACGCCTGCTATCCGTATGTTTACAAATATCAGCAAACCACGCAGGGAACTCAGCCGAACCACCTGGACGTTTTACAGGCGAGGGCGAAGCTGCAACAGGGTCTTGCGCCCACCAGTGACCGTCACCTTATGAGTGATTCACTTGGGGCCAGCGGTATTATCACCTCAGCTGTAACGCACTTTAACCCGGCTTCCGAGATTTCCCGCCAGTACACCACGGGTATGATCGGAAACATCTACGGGTTCAAGTTCTGGGAATCTGAAATGACCCCGACCTATACCTCTGGAACGGCCACAGATGCTACCCCGACGGTCTACACGACCCTGACCGGGACAAGCATTGAGAACGGTGCAGACCACATTACCGTTACTGCCGCTTCAACCGGAACCACAATTAAGGCCGGTGCTGTTTGTATTATAACGGGTCTTTACGCGTGTAACCCCGAAACCAAGACGACCTGTGCTTGGTTACAGCAATGGGCGATTGTTGAAGATGTCGCTGCCACAACGGTAGCAACAGACTTTAAGGTTTCCCCGATTCCGTATAAGAGCGGCCCGAAACAGAACTTTATCACGGTAACGGGTACGACCTCTGCGGCGCTGATTCTGACCGGCACGACAGCGTTTTCGTCCAAGACCACCGGAACGATTTCAACCGGAACCGTTCACAGCTTGGCCTATCACAAGGACGCTTTCACCGCTGTCTTTGCGGATCTGGAAATGCCAAGCGGCGTACCGGGTATGCACAGGGAAGTGTATGACGGTATCTCGATGCGGTTCTGGAGAGGGTCTGACATTATCAACGACAAATTCCCTGTTCGACTGGATGTGTTGTTTGGACAGAAGACGATCAGGCCGGCATGGGCCGTCAGAATAGGGGCATAACAAAATAGTTTTTAGGAGGTAACAACATGAGCGTAGATGTCATTGGCAACGGAAATGATGATGGAACCAACTTCGGGAGATCAGGTGATAAGATCGGGTTTTATGGTCTTACGACCCCGATAGTAAAGCAGACTATAGTTTTAACCGCGTCTTTAACCACAACCACAACCGCCGGATATACCGCCACAACGGTTGATCTTCTGGCGCTTGTTGCTCAGTTGAAGGCTACCGGGTTGTTTGCTTAACAATTAACCGGGGCGGGGTAAAATCCCGCCCCCCTTATCCGAAAAACGGAGGGAAATGAAGGCGATATTTATAACGGTACGGACGGGATCAAAGCGATTCCCGGCCAAGTGTTTGAAGTGGATTGGTCAAAAGAGAGCGATTGAACTTGTAATCGACAGAGTAAAAAGATCGAAGAAAGCACAACGGATTGTTCTTTGCACAACTTGGTTTCCCGAAGACGACATCCTTTGTGACATAGCAAGAGAGCAGGGGATTGAATACAGACGGGGAAGCTCAAGGGATAAGGTAATGCGCTGGTATGGCGCGACCCTTCAGCACGATGTGGACTTTTTCGTCACCGCTGACGGGGATGATCTTTTATGTGACCCAGAGTTAATTGACCTTGGATTTGCTCAGTACGACAGAAACGGGTCGGACTTCATTGAAGCGCCGAATGTTCCTTGCGGGGCGTTTACCTACGGTATCAGTACCGCTGCCCTAAAAAGAGTATGCGAAATCAAGGATACAGACGACACAGAGATGATGGTTCCGTACTTTAAGACTGGCATCTTCAAGGCTGAGGAATTGGAAAACGTGCCTCCGGTATTACAAAGGCCGGAGATTAGGATGACGCTTGATTATCCTGATGATCTTAAGTTCTTTGACAATATATATAGCAACTTTAAGGATACGAGTTTTACCCTGAGAGATGTGATTAAGTATCTGGACGACAATCCAGAAGTGGTTGAGATTAATCAGCATTGTCAAGAGAAGTACCTTGCTAATCAAAAAATGATGACAAAGGTGGTGTTGAAATGAAAGTCCTCCTTGTAGTCTATGACAACGATTCATATATCCATTGGTTCCCGTTGGGTACGGCGTATGTTGCCGCATCATTAAAGAGGGCTGGTAATGATGTCACGATTTACAACAAGGACGTTTATCACTATCCTCCCGAACACCTGACGGAATACCTGAACAACAACCACTTCGACATTGTTGGTCTTGGGTTTGTCGCCGGATACTGGCAATTTAAAGAGGCGGTTGCCATTTCAAAAGCTATAAATGCCTCAAAAGATAGACCGTATTACATGATCGGCGGTCATGGCCCGTCACCAGAGCCAGAGTATTTTAAGCAGAAGTTGGGAGCTGACGAGGTTGTTTGCGGGGAGTTTGAAGACGCCGACATTGACGACATTCCCTTTCCGGCATGGGATTTGTTCCCTGTTGACTATTACTCTTTGGTTCGCGAACCGCGAATAAGAAACAATGAAAGATGTATGCCGGTGATAACTTCAAGGGGCTGCCCGTTCAAGTGTAACTTCTGCTACCGGATGCAGCCCACTGTCAGGATGCGCTCTCCCGAAAGTGTTGCGGAAGAAATCAGGAAACTTCAAACCGATTATCAAATCTCCTACATTGCCTTTCAAGACGACCTGTTTATGATGTCTCCCAAGAGAACGATTGAACTATGTGAAGCTATCGAACCGTTGGGGATACGGTGGAGTTGTTTCGGAAGGTTGAATTACGCGAACAAAGATGTCCTTCGGGAAATGAAGGCGGCGGGGTGTGTGTATATAGGATACGGGATTGAAAGCCTTGACGACGAAGCCCTAAAGACCATGAACAAACACCTGAACACCGAGACGATTGAAAGGGGTATCAAGGCGACCCTGAAAGAAGGCATATCGCCGGGGTTCAATATCATTTGGGGCAACATTGGGGAAACGGCTGAAACACTTCAGAAAGGTGTGGACTTCCTCTTGAAGTATGACGACCAGTCTCAACTAAGAACGATCAGGCCGGTCACTCCCTACCCTGGCTCGCCTTTATATTACAAAGCTATCGAGATGGGTATGCTTGAAGGGGTCGAGGACTTCTACGAAAGGAAGCATGTCAACTCTGATTTGCTGACGGTGAATTTCACGAACCTTTCTGATGATGAATTTTATAAGTGTCTTTATCGCGCCAATAGAAAACTGCTTGAAAACTATCATCAGTCTCAAACCATTAAACAGATGTCATCAATAGGGATGTTATATTTTCAAAACGACACATCTTTCAGGGGGTTAAGACAAACATGAATCCATCAAAGTACTTGGGGAACGAACTGAAGTATATCGAGAGGGTGCTGAACTCTGAGAGCTGGTCGGCTACGGATGGAAGTTGGAACCATGCGCTTGAGCAGGCTTTTGCTAAGAAGTTCAATGTTAAGTACGCAATAGCGATGAACTCTGGAACGGCAACGCTCCATTCAGCAGTGGCGGCTTCGGGTTTTAAAGACTGGCTTGGGAACGAGGTTATCTCTCCTGCTTTCACGGTAATCATGGATGCTACGGCGACGATACACGCGGGGGCGACCCCCGTGTTTGCTGATGTCAAGCCGGATACATTTAACATAGATCCCGAAGATATTGAGCGAAAGATAACCCCAAGAACAAAAGCAATCATAGCTGTAGCAATATATGGCCTTAACCCTGACATGGACGCTATCATGGACATAGCCAACAGACACAACCTGATAGTGATTGAGGACAATGCCCAAGTATTTAACCCCGAATACAAACTAAGAGGGCATTTTGCAAGTTACAGTTTTGAAACGACCAAACACATTTCCTGCGGAGAAGGCGGTATGCTTGTCACAAACGACAAGGGTTTGGCAGAAAGAGCCAGAAAGATAGCGGGGCATGGGTACAAGAATCTTCGGGCAGACGAGGGACGCACAAGACTGAATCAGGACGTATTCCAACGACCTGACTACAAGCGGCACGACACGATTGGATGGAACTACCGGATGCCTGAGTTTACAGCGGCGATTGCTCTTGCTCAGCTGGAACGTGCAGATGAACTTGTGAACCTACGAAAGAAGTCAGCAGAACACTTCAAGAACGCGATGGCATTTTGTGATTACTTGGTTCCGCAGAAGGGTGAACCTAACTCCTTTTACACACTTGGGGCTGTTTATAACGGGCCGGTGTCTTGGGAAGAATTTAGGAAAGAATACATCAATCAGGGTGGGGACGGAATTTATTCGGCATGGAGCATCCCATACCACGAACCGGCGCTAAGTCATTTGAGCGGTAACTGCCCTATTGCTGAAAGCATACAACCCAAAATGATGCAGTTCAAGACAAACTATCGTGATGAAGAATTAGCGATAAAGAAGGCAGAGGCTTTGTATAAAACCATCATGCACTACAAGTTTAAGGCAGCGAAGGGGGAGATGTTTGAACTTTAAATGCTATCTGTGCGGAAACAATTCGGCAGCGGTTGTGGCTGACAAGGAAACAATTCGGTTTGGAGAACATATCAATATTATGAAGTGCCTGAAATGCGATTTGATTCAGGAGTTTCCAATGAAAGAACCATCGTATGAGGGGTACAGCGAGAAGGTAGATTTTATTGGTCAGAAGCGAAAGTTACGGGTATCGAAGTATCTTCCGAAACTCTTGGGTAAAAAGAACAAAGCCAAGATGGAAATACTTGAGGTTGGGTGCGGACACGGGGATAACCTGAAGTACCTGTACGAGAAGGG